CACCACCAAGCCCTGAGACGCCATGCTCAATCTGCAACAGCTCATTGCCGCCGGCATCACGCCCACCGTCGCGCGCACGTTCCTGCCGCACCTCGTCGTCGCCTTCGAGCGCTTCGAGATCAACACGCCGCGCCGCATGGCCGCTTTCATCGGCGAGTACAGCCACGAAACCAGCGGGCTCACCCGGCTCGAAGAGAACCTCTACTACACCGACCCTGCGCGCATTGCACAGATGTTCTCCGCACTGCGAGAGGTGGAGAAGGCGCGAGCCTTCACCCGTCAGCCACAGGCGCTCGCGAACAGGGTCTACGCCAACCGCAACGGCAACGGCGGCGAATCCACCGCCGACGGATGGACCTATCGCGGCCGAGGCCTGCCACACCTCACCGGCCGCGGCAACTATCGAGCCGCCGGATCTGCGCTCGGCCTTCCGCTTGAACAGAACCCGGATCGAGTTGCAGAGCCAGAAGCCGCCGTGCTCGTCGGTGCCTGGTACTGGAAATCCAACGGCCTCAACAGCCACGCCGACCGCTGGAACCTGGGTGCCATCACCCGCGGCATCAACGGAGCCGCCATGGCCGGGCATTCCGACCGGGTCGAGCGCTGCACCCGCGCCCTCGAAGCGCTCTTGTTCCCGCCTGCCTCGCAATGACCACTCCCATCACGCTCGCAGCCGCGGCCGTGCTCATCGCGGCAGGCGCGGCACTGCCCGCGTACCGGACCGGCCATCAGAACGGCGCGGCGACCGTTCAACAGCGATGGGACAGCGAGAACACCCAGCAGGCCCAAGCCAAGACCGACCAGCTCACCAACACCCGAAGCAAGGAAGCCGGCCATGCAAGCCAGATCACTCAAGCCATCGACGACTTCCAGGGCGCACGGGCGCCTGCAGCTGATGACAGCGCTGTTCGCGTCGCTGATGCTCAGCGCCTGCAGCGTGCCTCCGAAAGCCGCGCCCTTCGATTCCTCGCTATGTCCAAGGCCAGCGACGCTGAGCGTGACCGTCTTGCAAGCCATGCGGCCCGACTCGACGCCAGTCTTGCAGAGGGCCGAGTCGTGGCAGAACAGCTCCGGGCAACTGTTGTCGAGCGAGACGCCCAAGTCCGGCTCCTTGCAGACATCATCCGCGCCGACCGCACTCTCTTCGGATCCGGCGACGCCAACGCCCCGGAGCCGTGAGCCATGAAAAAGCCGCAGCTGCTGCGCGACCACATCACGCGCGCCTGCCCTGACCTTGCGACCAACCCGGAGAAACTGACGGTCTTCATCGAACGCGGGAACGTCGTCCACACCGGCACGCCCGCCCTGTCCTTTGAATACCGCTACACGCTGAACATCGTCGTAACCGACTGGGCCGACAGCACCGACGTGCTCGTCGTGCCCATCGTGGCCTGGCTCAAGCGCCACCAGCCCGACATGTTCGACAACCCAGAGCGCAGACCGAAGGCCTTCCGCTTCGAGGTCGAGATCATCGACCACGCCACCGCTGACATCGGCTTCGAGATCGACCTGACGGAAACGGTGGCCGTCGCGGGCGGCACCGTGGACGGCATCAACCGGCTCACCACCCACCACATCGGTGAACCTCTGCTGGCAGGCGTAGAGCCCATCGCGTCCGTCGTCGACCTCGCTGCAGAGTGGCGCATCCAGCCGCTCGACGCAGACTGATCGTGGCCGACGCGCTCAGCCGACTCGCCCACTGGGCGGCACCGCTGTTGGCCGGCCTTTCCGCGCCGCGCCGCCGGGCGGCCATGGTGCAGGTGGCGACCTACCTGCGCCGCAGCCAGGCACAACGCATCGGCGCCCAACTGAACCTCGACGGCACACCCTACGAGCCGCGCAAACCCCAACGCCTGCGCAAGAAGAAGGGCGCCATCCGGCGCAAGATGTTCGAGAAGCTGCGAACCGCCAAGCACCTCCGAAAATCCGCCACGGCCGAGAGCGCCACTATCAGCATCGGCGGGCGAAGCGCGCGCATCGCCCGCGTGCACCAGCTGGGCCTGCGCGACAAGGTGGATTGGCGCAAGGCCAAGAGCCCGACAGTGCAATATCCACGGCGCGAGCTGCTGGGCATCACAGCGGCCGATGAAGACGCCATCACCGGCATCCTGCTGCACCACATCACCGTAGGCACCTGACCGTCGCAAGCGTCGGAAGACGCGTATCAGTCCCCGCCGCGCGCACACTCGCGTTCGCTCGCGCACGCGAAGGCCTTCCGGCACATTGGGCGCATGCCCGGACCAACCGAATCGCCGCAACTCTTCGCCGACCTTCTGCGCAAGGTGGCGAACATCGTGCGCACGGGCACCGTGACCCATGTGGATCACAGCGCATCCCCGCCGCTCGTGCGCGTGCAGCTCTCCGAAGGCGGCTCCACCGACTGGCGGCCGTACATCGAGCTGCGTGCCGGGAAAACCGGCACGTGGAACCCGCCGACCGCCGGCGAGTGCGTCGTGTTCCTGTCGCCAGATGGCATGACCGAGGGCGGCTACGCCCTGCCCGGCGTGCCCACCGAGAGCCACCCCACGCCCAGCTCGGACCCGAACAAGACCGTCACGAAATACCCCGACGGCGCAATCGTCGAATACGACCACAGCGCCCACAAACTCAAGATCACGCTGCCGGCAGACGGGACCGCCGATATCGATGTGCCCGACGCGATCACCGTGAAGTGCAAGACGGCCGATGTGACCGCAAGCGACAGCGCGAAGGTGCACTCGCAAGAGATCACGCTCGATGCGGCGATGAACATCGTGACCGGCCAGCTGCTCGTGCAGGGCTTGCTCACCTACACCGCTGGCATGGCCGGCTCGGGCACCGGCCCAGGCGGAAAGACTGCTCAGATCGATGGCGACATGGCGTTCATCAACGGCCACGGCCTGACCACGGACGGCGGCGACATCGTGGCCGGCGACATCAGTCTGAAGAGCCACCGCACCTCCGGTGTCGAGCGCGGCAGCGAGATCAGCGACGGGCCAGTGCCATGAGCGGAATCTCCAGCACCACGGGCCACATGCTCGCGCGCCGAGAGCACATCGGGCAATCCATTGCCGACATCATCAGCACGCCCATCGGCTCGCGCCTGATGCGTCGCAACTACGGCAGCTTCCTGCCGCAGCTCGTCGACCACCCAGCCACCGCCGCGAACCGCCTGCGCCTCATTGCCGCGACGGCGCAAGCCATCATGAAGTGGGAGTCGCGCACGCGCGTGCTGCGCGTCACCGTCGGTTTCAACGCGCAGGGAAAGTGCGAACTCTCCATCATGCGCCGCGACACCAACGGCGCCGACAGCGTCGCCCTCAAAGTCACGGTGGGGGCTGCGGCATGAGCCTGGACATGTCCCTGCTGCCGGCGCCGGCCGTCATCGAGGCTCTCGACTTCGAAACGATCCTCGCGAGCCGCAAAGCGAAGTTCCAAGACGAATGCCAAAAGGTCGGCGTCGACTACGCGCTGCTGCTTGAGTCCGATCCTGTGACCAAGCTGCTGGAGCTGCAGGCGTATCAGGAACTGGAGATGCGCCAACGCATCAACGATGCCGCCAAGGCCTGCATGCTGGCCTACGCCACCAAGACGGACCTCGACAACCTCGGCGCGAACTACCGGGTCTTGCGCTTGACCGTCACCCCGGCCGACCCCACTGCAGTGCCGCCAGTCGATGCCGTCTACGAGGACGATGAGCGTTTTCGCGAGCGCATTCAGCTGGCACCCGAAGGCATCACGACAGCAGGCCCGGAGGAAAGCTATCGTTTCCACGCGCTCTCGGCCAGTGCAGAAGTGGCGGATGCGAAGGTCGACAGTCCGCTACCCGGCACCGTGCGCGTCACAGTGCTGTCCACTGATCCGACCGGTGTGCCCTCCGAGGCGCTGCTCAACATAGTGAGCGGCGCGCTCAACGCCGAGAAGATTCGCCCGCTATGCGACAGCGTGCCGGTGCAAGGGCCGGAGATCTTCGATACCGACATCGTGGCGAAGGTCTATCGCTACAAGGGTCCGGCCGGCGACGTGGCGCTCGAAAACGGAGGGGTCGCCCTCAAGAAATGGCTCGTGCAGATTCGGAAGCTCGGGAAAGGACTGCCCCACTCCGGCATCGACGCCGCGCTGCACCAGCCAGGCGTGGACCGTGTCGAGATCACGATGCCGCCAGCGGACATGCTGTGCACGAAGACCCAATGGGTGCGGGTCAACACGGTCACCGTGTTGCAGGAGGTGGTCGATGCCTAACCTCACTCCCGCGCAGCGCCTGCTGCCCCCCAACCGGACGCCGCTTGAGCTGGCGCTCGCCGGCACTTCGCCGCTGGAACTGGACACCAATGGCCTGCGGCACCTGTGGACGGCCATGCTCTGCCTCGCGCCGCTGCTGCCTTGGCTGTCGTGGACGCTGTCCGTCGAGGCATGGCAGGATGCCAAGTCCGATGAGGCCAAGCGCGCGCTGATCCTCAACAGCATCGAGATCCACCGACACAAAGGCACGCCCTGGGCGATCCGCCTCCTGATTCGCTCGCTCGGCTTCGGCGAGGTGGACATCATCGAGCGCGTGGGCGGGCGCACCCACAACGGCACGATCCGCCGCAACGGCATCTATCCGCACGCCCCGCTGGCAACCACCTGGGCGACCTACATGGTTGCCTTCCAGCGCCCCATCACTAATGCGCAGGCCGAGCGTCTGCGCAAGCTCCTGCCGTCCGTAGCACCGGCGCGCTGTCACCTGGTGGCGCTGCGCTATGCGACGGTCGCCAACAGTCACAACGGCGCCACGCGACGCGACGGCGCCTACAACCACGGAAGCGCCTGACATGGCAAATCTCACCGAGGCCGACCAGTGGGAGGCCGGCATCTACCAGCTCGAAGAAGAT